AGCTGCCTGCTTCTCCCACCATTCGCCAAGCTGCCTGTGACCTTCTGAGTCATCGAGGTACTGGCCGTTCTTGAAGAGATTCAAGTCAACAGCGAGCCGTAACTTGTGGGCGCTTTTCGGATGGCTGTAGCTTTTCCGCACCCCCATCACACCATGCACACGAGGGTCACGATAGGCGTCCCCCCATGTAGCCTCATAGCCGAGTGAGAAAGCATGCTGGATTAGTTGCGCTGACATACGGCAGAACCGGACTTGCTTCTGCCGCAGGGTCATTTCTTTTTAGCCTTCATCGCGCACTGCCCCATCGCACGGCACTTGGCCGGAGACGGGCAACTAGCGCACGGCTTGAAAACCATTCCGCCCTTCTTGTATGACATCGGCTTCTTCGATTTCATTGTGGTCTCCTTCATGATTTATCCACTTTGTGGTCCAACTTGTCATGAATCCGGGTGAGCATACCCTTGATCTCGTCGATATCTGCGCGATAGGTTTGCTGCGTAACGTACATCAATGGCATCTGACGCACATCTTTGTCCAGCCGCTCCATGGTCTTGTAGATGTTGTTCAGCACCCAGCCACCCATAAACCCGGCGAAGGAAACGAGAATGTTGAACATGTCTTGTGAATCCACCTAATCTCTCCCTAGATACTTTCAAAAATACGTTTCACATTCTGCTGTAGCCGCTCATCATCAGGAGCGTGCTCCAGAGCCTGTTTAGCGTACTTTAATGCGAGGTTGTTTTGTCCAAGATTCCATGCGGCAATAGCTGCAAAATCGTATGGTTTGAACCCCCATGAAGCGGGCTCCGAGGTGTATACAATCGGCCTCTCGGTAATGCTAAGAGCGGTCAATGCCGCCCCGTAGCACTCCGGCCAGCGGGCCTGCTTGTACGTCTCTTCAGCCAGATCGCACCAAGGCTCGCGGGTCCCGGGGGCTTCGCTGCATGCGGCTCTCAACCACTTCAGGGCTTCGTTCGGGTCACCCTTTTCTGAATAGGACTTCCCGATGACCCGCATCGCATAGCAACGCTCGTCAGCCCAGTTCGCGGCAGGCAAGGCCAAGTACCTCTTGCCTTCGCGGATGGCGTCATCCCAGTGCCGATAGAAGCTTAACTCGCGGGCGTAGTAGAAGGCGTTCCTTGCGCAGTTCGGATCTTCTTCAATGCTGATGCGCAGGAGGTCGAAGTACTGGCCGCGAGATTTGGTTTCATCGGGCTGGTGGACTACCAGCAGCTTGTGAATGTCCTGCCAGACCTCAGTCAGGCGATCCGGAACTATCCGTTCATGGCAGGGATGGTGCCACCGGTAACCAGAACGGGCATGGATTTTCTCCGAGTAGAAAGTGATCCCGTGACCCCAGTCAAACAGATACCGCAGGCGCGTAGTACCGGCGGTCCATGCCTTCTCGACCTCTTCCCGCCAACCCGGTTGCAGGATCTCGTCCAGATCCAGACTGACGCAGATGTCGGCATCCGCAGGTACCAAGCTCAGGGCGGCGTTTCGGGCGTCGTCAAATCTCCATGGGGATATATGGACCTGATGTACCGTCGCGCCATGTGCAACGAGTAGGTTGCAAGTTTCGTCAGTACTTCCAGTATCAACGACAATGACCTGATCTGCTTCGCGTGCAGCAGCGCAAAACCGAGCGACAAACTGCGCTTCGTTCTTGCAGATCGCGTAGACGATGATCTTCATGCGATGAACGACGCCCGAGAGATTCGCGGGACATTGGCATTGACCGTGCTGCTGTGATTGGTCATGTCGTTGCGACCGTAAGGATCAAGCTCGCCAGAGTCACGCCCATCACAAGCCCAGTAGGCGATGATGGACTGAGGCCGAATACGGGTAGGTATCAGCCCTCCCGCAAGCTCCAGCACTTCGGCGTCCGCCAATGCGACGTTCCAGATTGCAGCATGAGCGATGTTTCCCGCGATGCCGACGTTTGACCCACCATTCCATGCGTTGATGGTCGTGCGGTTCATGCCGGAAGGGAATGTAAAACTGGTTGTTTTTGTCCCTTTGCCCCCGCCGTTTAAATATGCAGCATGGCTGGTTGCGCTAGCCTCGACAGCGCACGCATGAAACCAAGTATTTGTTGGTCTAGTTGTGGAAGTGTAGGTGTCGTTTATCGTTCCAACTTTTCCAGTGTTATCCAAAAACAGCGGAATTCTGGTGCTGAGGGCGGTTGTCCCACTGGTCGAGCAATTCATTAAAAACGGGAATGACGTAGATGTGCCGTCGTCATAGACCCAGCAGGCCATCGTGTACGGATAACCCGTAACTACCGCACTAGTTCGCTCTAACCGCTGCAAGCTTGAGAACAAGCGAGACATGTTTAAGCGGCCAGGTATTCGACAATGACGAACATCACCAGAGCATCACCCGCCATAGTGTCTCCAGCTTCGGCGGTCTTGCGGGCAATACGCAGGGTCAAGTCATCCATCGTTGCCAGAGAGTCCAAATTGGACACCGTAACCGTAGCCTCGACCGGGCCGTGAGTCGTAGCGGACGCCGTTGAAGTTGCGCTCAACTGCTCCGTCGCAAACGCCTTGGTCTCCATGTTGGTGGCATCGCCAGCAGATACCGCAGCGATGGACGCCCCCCACACCACGCCGCCAGAGGTTGCCGTATCGGCATACCAGCGGATACGAACGGTCAAGTTGCCGCTCGCATAGTTGCGCGCAATAAGCCGGAAGTACACCGTTTCCGAAGTGCCCGTGTCAAACGCCAGCGTGTTGATCGGGAAGTTCGTTCCCATGAAGCTGGCGAACTGCGCGTAGTTGGAAGTCGGAAACAGCGCGCTCTCAATGGGAAGCGTCAGAATCGTGTTGGTCGCGCCGCCCGCAGGGCCTGTTGGGCCAGTAGGGCCGGTAACGGTAGATGCAGCGCCAGTCGGCCCCGTGGGGCCAGTGGGTCCAGTGGGTCCAGTGACCGTCGATGCAGCACCCGCATCGCCCGTGGGGCCGGTGGGCCCAGTGGGTCCAGTAGGACCAGTGACCGTAGAAGCAGCACCCGCATCGCCCGTAGGGCCGGTGGGTCCAGTTACGCCAGCAGCGCCAGCAGCGCCAGTTGGTCCGGTAGGACCAGTGACCGTAGAAGCAGCACCCGCATCGCCCGTAGGGCCGGTGGGCCCAGTCGGTCCTGTGGGGCCAGTCGGGCCGGTAGCGCCACCGCCGGGGCCGGTAGGCCCTGTAGGGCCAGTGACCGTCGAGGCAGCGCCAGCAGCGCCCGTAGGGCCGGTGGGTCCAGCAGCGCCAGCAGCGCCCGTGGGTCCAGTAGGACCACCCGAAGGGCCAGTCGGTCCAGTGGGGCCAGTGGGGCCAAACGTCAACGCCTCGACTTGCGAGGCGATGGCATCAATCACAGATTGCGCAGTGATGCGCATCTCAAAGCGGGAACTAGCTGCAAACCCTTGGGGTGCGGTGTTCTCCTGCCCACGCACCACGGTCAGGTTGTCACCTGAGCGAGCCGTAACCTTGACGATCTCCGTCGTCCCGGCAGGGCTGACTAGCGTTGCGTAGAAGTAATCGCCAACGGCAAGAAGCGGAAACGCATCTCCATTTGACGACTGCAGACTAATAACAGTATCGGATGCGCTGATAGGTACAGCAAGAAACCCAAAAGTGTTGTTCTTTAACTTGATTCCCATGACGATTCCTCAGAGGAGCAAGTAGTCTTCGGCGTCGGAAATCAGTGCCCTGATCGTCGCGGCAGTGATGCGAAGCTCTGCTCGGCTGTTCGCGGGAAACGGAAGCGCCATCGTGCCTTCCTGCGCTCGCACAATGGTAAACGTATCGTCAGTACGAGCCGTGACCTTGACGATCTCGTAACTGCCAGTAGTGCTGACAAGGGTCAGGTAGAAGTAGTCTGTAGCAGTAAGCGAAGGGAACAGTACCCCCCACCCAGTAGTGACCGTCATGGTAGTGTCAACACTACCTATAGCGGCTGTGGTCAAAGCTACGGCATTGTTCGTGAACTGAATACCCATAGATCACCCAAACGGCTGGAAGCGAGCAGTGATGTTTCCGCGCATGTTCCCGAGGTTCGCACGCGCCCGCCGCTCGGTCAGATGGAACAGATACTGTTTGGCATGGTAGGAAGCTAGTTCGCGGTCTGACCAATTTGTATCTGGAAGTGTGAGCAAGTGCTGAAGCGCACCATGCACTATGACATCCTCCAACTCATCGAGGGTGTACTCAGACATGCCGACAGAACTGCGTTTCGGCTTCAGAGCAACGAACATCCGCATGCGGTATGTGTTGGCATCCGGCAGCGGCAAGAGGATGTACTGATCGCCGTTAAGCTGGCACATAGCCTGCGGAGAGGCTGCGCCCTCGATGACTTCGCTTGGTAGCGTGTAAGCCTCTCCGTCGTTGAACAGATCCTCGTTGAACTCCGGGACGTTGAACCCGCTGGGCGGGGTCAAGCTCCAGACCGTGGCGGGGGTTTCTCCGCTGTAGAGGTCTGCCCACTGCGGGTACGCGGCAATCGCCTGCTCAAGCGTCAGCAGATCGAGGGGGCGATCATTGACCACGGCCCCGAAGACGGCGTGAACATCGGTTCCCACCGGCTTGTTGTAGGCGTACTCGTAGACGCCGGGGAGCAGGTTGAACGTCGGGATCTGGTATCTCCAGTACAGGGTCCGCTCGCAGGTGCGGATCGCAGCATCCCTGATGTACTGGAACATCGTGTAGTGCGGGCATCCCTTGACGCTAGGGCTGACTCTGGGAATGAGAGACTCAAAGTTTCGGTCTGCCATCACACCACCTGCTTGGGATCCATCCCACCTTCTTCAGTATCAGTCACTGCGCGTGACTGGAGGTTGACCCCGAGAGTCTGGCTAAAGGACTCCTGAAAGAGCTTGGCCCTGCCAGAGTTCACATGTTCGTTATCAACCGACTCAGCAAGGAAAACTGTGCCGTCGATCAAGACAGTCATGTACGAATCGGGTAGCAGCAAAATCTCTTCGCTGAGATCGTACGCTTCAGGAGACTGCACATACTCCCCCTCAAGCACCACCCCTGCGACCGGACGCGGGTAGACAAAAAACCTGTTTGCATTGCGGACATGCCGCATGTAATTGACAGGTGTTCCCGGCGTGGATGAGAACCACCCCGGGTAGTTCTGATCAAACATATCCCGCGAGACTTCAGTGATGGAGTTCCCACCTTTGACGGCAAAAATCTCCATCAACCGGTTTGAGTCCCCCGGGGTAGACTGGATCGCAGAGCTAGCAGTCAGCGGGATATCCCCAATCAACGCGAAAAGGTCTGGCCGAAGCAAAGCGATACGCTTCAGAGTCTGATTGACAAACCCGAGTAACACTACATCGCTGTAACGTTTTTGTGTTCGGGTGTCTTGAATCAGAACTCGCGTTTCCGCTATGACATCGGCTGGGGTCATTTCGGTAGCCTGCGTGACGCTTCTGCTGCCAACTCAGGAGCAGTATACGGGGGCGGCTCAGGAATGCCAGCGGTTGATAAGTCAAGCGCTTTCCGCTTCCGCTTGGCCGGTTCCTCAGTTACCACTTCGGCTGGCTGTTCAGGCATGAACCGTTCTGGGAACGCCTGCTCCTCAGTGATCTCTTCGCAAAGCGCATTGGCTGCAAGGACTGGATGCCACTCGTAAATGAACCCGTCTCGTTTATTACGCAAATATCTTTTCATATTACTTCCTTCGTCCTGACGGTGATACAGGCCACGACTGACGAGCCGGGTTGTTTGGTTTGGACTCAGCCATGTCAGCAGTTCCACGCACGCAGAGACTTGTTGATCCGCGAGTTGGGATCATTTGCCGTCTTGGCACTGGTGAGTTTCTTCTTCATGCCCTGCATTCGGGCGCAGAACGAATCGCGCCGAGAACCGCCTTCGGGCTGTGGAGCTTTCAATCCCGGCTTGCCCGGGTTAGCGCGGTTGTACGAGGCTCGACCTTTGGCGTTCAAGCCGCCCTCAGGATTCTTGCCTTCTTTACGCTGCCATGCTGGTGTCTTGGCCATATCCTTCTCCTACAACTAGCTGAGTCTTCGGACGTTCAAGATTGCAGACGGAATAGCCGGGCACACAAACGGGGATGCTTGCGCCACAACCGCGTCAAGAATCAGAGCAGTATCCTCGACCGCCCATACGACCTCAACATACTGCCCCACGGTAACCTGTTCGCTGATGGTCACTTCCAAAACGTGGACACCACCA